CCGATTACATCAAGCGCCAGCACGATCTTCGCCAGGCCGCGTGGCATGAGGCGAAGCATCTGCTCGAGGCGGCGGCCGCGGAGAACCGCGACCTGAACGCTGAGGAGCAGGAGAAGTACGATCGCATCTCGGGCGAGCTCGACTCTCGCGCGGCGATCATTGAGCAGCTGAAGGCTGACGAGGAGCGCGCCGCGCGCCTCGACGCCGTGGCTGCTGAGATCCGCACGGACGAGGAGCCGGGCGACGACACCGAGGCCGAGCAGATCCGCTCGCTGGCCCGCGGTGAGGTTCGCTCGGTCACCTTCGAGAAGCGCGACATCGCGACGACCTCGACCGGCGCTCCGGTCCCGACGTCGTTCTACGATCAGGTGATCATGAAGGCCCGCCTCGTGGGCCCGATGCTCGACGTCAGCACGGTTCTGAGTACGGCTGGCGGGGAGACGATCGAGGTCCCGAGCTTGTCGACATATTCGACCAGCTCGACCGTGACGCCGCAGGCCGGCATCATGTCCGAGTCCGATCCGGTCTTCAACTCCTTCGTGGAGCTGAAGGCGTACAAGTACGGCTTTTTGATCCAGGTCAGTCGCGAGATGATCGAGGATTCCGGCGTGGACCTCCTCGGCTTCCTCGCCGATCAGGTCGGCAACGCCGTCGGGTACAACGTCAACTCGGCGCTGACCATCGGCACCGGCACCGTCCAGCCGAACGGCATCGTCACCGCTGCCGGCTCCGGCGTCACGGGCGGCACGGGCGTCTCGGGTGCGTTCACCGCTGACAACCTCATCGACCTGTTCTACAGCCTGGACGGCGCGGCGCGCCTGCTCCCGGGTGTGGGCTGGATGGCGAACGGCTCCTCGATCGGCGCGATGCGCAAGCTCAAGGACACCGCCGGGAACTACGTCTTCAGCCCCGCGCTGGACGGCAACTCCCGCGACCTCCTCCTGGGCCGGCCGGTCTACGAGAACCCGCACATGGCGAACGCAGGCACGGCGAACAAGTCCGTCATCTGCGGTCACCTGCCCTCGTACTTCGTCCGCATGGTCGGCGGCATCCGCCTCGACCGCTCGGACGAGTACTCCTTCAACACCGACCAGACTACGTTCAGGGCGGTCATGAGGGTCGACGGCAACCTGCCGCAGTCCTCGCACATCAAGTATTTCGTCGGCGGCGCGTCCTAGTACGCTCCCTCCGACGTACGCGGTACCATTGGGCCGTCCCCTTCGGGGGGGCGGCCCTTTGGCTTTCTAGGGAGGGAACCCTATGGCGAATCGTCAGGCGCGACGTAAGGCGCAGAAGACTGGCGCGAATCCTGATGCGCTCTCGATTACGATCGCGAGTAACTCGCCGTTCGCGGCCACGGGATACGGCACGCAGACGGCGCAGCTCTCGACGCGGCTGAAGGCTGACGGGCATCGCGTAGCGGTCGCTTGCAACTTCGGCTTGCAGGGCTCGGATACCGAATGGAACGGGATCAAGCTCTACCCGACAGGCGTCGCACCGTACAGCGACGATATCCTCATGGCGCACTCGCAGCATTGGGCGAGTGGTGCTGATCTGCCGAGTCTCGTGATGACGCTCTTCGATGTGTGGGCGCTGAAGAATCCGAGCATCGCGCAGATCCCGCATATCGCGGCGTGGGTGCCGATCGATCATAAGCCGGCGCCGCCCGAGGTGTCCGAGTGGCTGAAGCGCGAGAACGTGCTGCCGATCGCGATGAGCCGGTTCGGCGAGCAGATGATGGACCTGGACAAGATCGAGTGCTTGTACGCGCCGCACGCTTTCGATGGGAACGTCTTCAAGCCGACGCCGAGTATCACGGATGCGACGGGGAAGAAGATCACGGGCCGCGACCTGATGGGCCTCGATGAGAATCCGAACACGTTCGTGGTGATGATGAACGCGGCGAATAAGGGGAAGACGCCGCCGCGGAAGTCGTGGGGCGAGAATCTTCTCGCGTTCGGAATGTTCGCGAATGAGAATCCTGACGCGATGCTCTACTTGCACACGGACGAGTCGGATGCGCTCGGCGGGGTGAATCTGCATAGGCTGATCGCGGCGTGTGGGATCCGGCCCGAACAGGTCCGCTTCGTGAATCAGTATCTCTACAGGATGAACATGCCGCCGCAGGCGCTCGCCGCGATCTACACGGCGGCGGATGTTCTCTTGGCTACGAGTGCTGGCGAGGGGTTCGGTGTGCCGACGATTGAGGCGCAGGCGTGCGGGACGCCCGTCATCGGATCGAAGTGGGCCGCGACCGAGGAACTCGTCGGCGATGGGTGGGTGATTGATGGGCAGCCGCTCTGGGATCCGTTCCAGCATTCGTGGTTCTTTACGCCGCATGTGTCGCAGATCGTTCGCGCGCTCTGGGATGCTTACGAGCGGAAGGATCGCGGGCCGAGTCAGACGGCGATCGAGTTCGCTGCGGCGTATGAGGCGGATCGCGTCTTTGAGGAGTATTGGCGGCCGATCATGCGGACGCTCTCCGAGTGGGTGCGATGAGGCTCGGCGTCATCACGACGCATCATCCCGTCTCGACGGATCAGGGCGAGGCGTGGCTTCCGGGCGCGTATCGTGGCGGCGCGGAGATGAGTGATGCTGAGTATCTGGCGGCGGCCCCAGAGGGTGTGGAGTGGTGCTACACGACGCCGGAGGATGCGGCAGCGTTTGATCTGATCCTCATCACGAGCATCGATCACTTGCAGCCGGCCGAGTGCGAGTACCTGGCGGCGCTCGAGCCTGTCGTCTTTCTGCATCATGATGTGGCGGGCTTGCCGCATCGGCGGACGCTGCTCGAGGCTGCGCGGTGCGTCATGCTTCACACTCCAGCGCACGAGAAGCGGACGACGGCGTGGTGCGAACCGCAGCATGTCGAGCTCGTGCTATCCGCGATCGAGGTTCCCGAGTTGCCGACGCTTGAGGTGCGCGAGTGGGTCGCGCTTGCGGCGTGCAGGAATCATCCACTCAAGGGGATCAAGAATGCGCGCGTCTGGGCGGCGCGGAATCGGATGCCGCTCGAGGTGATGACGAACGCTCCGCGTGGCGAGGTGCTGGATCGGATGCGCGAGGTTGAGACGTTCGTGCATCTGCCGCTCGCGTTCGAGTCTGAGGGGCGCGCCGTGATGGAAGCCGTATTGTCGGGCTGTCAGGTCGTCACGAATGATCTTGTCGGGATTACGAGCGTGCCGGAGTGGGATGTAGCCGATGTGCTACGCGCGCGGATCGCGGCCGCTCCTGGGGCGTACTGGGGAGCCGTATGCAACCCGTGAGGATTAGCGTGGTCACGGCGGCGTGGGGCCTCGGGTGGGCGCAGTTCGTCGACGGATGGTGGGATGCCATCACAAAGATGCGACGATTGCCGGACGAGATCGTCGTCGCGTACGAGGATCCCGACCTTGCGCGCCTATCGGAATCGTGTCGGGCTATTCCTGGCGTCGACGTGACGGGGATCGTCCTCGAGCCGGGCTGCTTCACGAACTATTGGAATCAAGCGATGCGCGCGGCGACGGGCGATTGGATCGTGCCGGTATGTATCGATGATCGAACTCTGCCTGACGCTTTGACCGAGATCCCTGCGGCTGACGCGGCGGGCGCCGAGCTCATGGTCGATGCTATCCAATGGAAGTACCGCGGCGATGTGTGGCGCGGCTATTGGGACGCTGCTGCGATTGGGCGCGTGTTGACGCTGCCGGGCGCTGCGCCGTTCAAGCGGAGCCTCTTTGATCGCGTGGGTGGCTTCCGTGAGGATATCTACTCGAGCGATTGGGCGTTCTACATGGACGCGGCCGCGCTCGGCGTTGTGACGTATCAGGCGTCGACGGTGCGGATCGTGTTCGATGAGGGCAACGCGCACGCTACGCGGAGCGGTGTCCAGCTCGACGCGGAGACGCGCCGCGAGGCTGATGCTCAGATGGTCATGCTCGCCGAATCGTTGGGGCTCCGCTGATGCGTGTCGTCGTGACGGGATCGCGCGGCAACATTGGGCGGCCGCTTGTGCGGGCGCTGCGCGATGCTGGGCATACGGTCCTGGAGATCGACGCGCGGCAGGGCTATCGCGAGGGGTACTTGACGGCGGATATTCGGAACGCTGCGGATCTGTTCCCGGTCCTCGATTTTGATCCGTCCGTGATATTTCATCTCGCGTCGATGGTGAGTCGCGTGACGTGCGAGGCGTCGCCGGCGCTGACGATCGACGCGAACCTGCACGGACTCCAGAACGTGATCGAGGTCGCGAAGCGTACGCAGGCGCGCCTGGTCTACTTCTCCACGAGCGAAGTCTATGGCGACATTGACGTGACGATGCGCGAGACGATGCCGTGTTATCCGAACAATCGGTACGGCCTGACGAAGCTTCTCGGTGAGCGCCTCGTCGAGTACGAGGTCGATCATCACGGCCTCGACGCGGTGACGCTGCGCCCGTTCATGATGTATGACGAGGATGAGGAGGCTGGGGATCATCGTTCGGCGATGATCCGGTTCGCGCATGATCTGGCGCGAGGCTTGCCGATAAGTGTGCATAAGTGCAGCGCGCGCGGATGGTTTCACGTCTCGGATGCGGTGCGCGCGATCATCGCCGCTGCCGAGGTTGGCGGGTATCACGTCATCAATATCGGACATCCGGATATCCGACCGATCAGCGAACTCGCCGAGATGATCCGAACTAGACTAGGCGCAGCGCCTGAGCTAGTCGTTGAGCAGGATCAGCCGGATCAGATGACGCTCGTCAAGAATCCTTCCCTGAAGCGGCAGACGAATCTCCTCGGCGTGGTGCCGTATGTGTCGCTCGAGGAGGGCGTCGACCGGGTATGTGCAAGTATGTGTCGGCGTGTCGCGGATGCCGCGAGCGGCTAGGTAGACTGTAGGCATGGCGATCACGAATGGCTATTGCACGCTGGAGCAGGTGAAGGCCGCGCTCCGCATCACGGATAGCGTCGATAACACTCTCCTCGAGGGGGCCGTAGAGTCCGCCTCGCGTCT